CGTCTCGAAGTCAACCTCCTCGCGGAAGACGTTCCGATAGATGGTAAGCTTACCAAGCTTGACGCGTTCGCCCATGGCTACCTCCGGTCCTGAGTTTGTTCACGGTCGTGGTCCTGGAGCTCCAGCTCGCGCTGCTCGGTAATGAGCTCGTCGACGGCGCTCAGCACAACCTTTACGGGACCATCGCCGTGGTAATGCTCTGACCGCCAGTAGCTGACCATGACGATGATCGAGCGTACCCGTTCATCCTCGATGGCGTTCGCCTCGCAGTAGTCCCACGGGCTGATCGGCAGCAGACTTCTAGTCTGAAACAAAATGCGCAGCTCCTTGAACACCTCCGGCTCCGTGCTGACCGTCTCCTGGTGCAGCTGCACGTAGTGCCTGACCTTCTCGAGGTCCTGCACACCACCCTTGTGCTTGTACCGGGTGATGTACTTGATGATGTTGGCCTCGCAGAACCCCATGGCGTTGGCCATGACGTACTGGAGGGGCTGAATGGCGTTATTTTTGTAGTGGGTGCCGCCCACCTGCTCGTCAAGTGCGTTCATCGTCGTAAGGCCTCCTTCAGCCGCTCTTGCATGTCTCTCACAGTGAGGCTGTCATCGACCATGTCAGTCAGCACCTGGTCCAGGATCAGGTCTGCCTCGTGAAAGGTGCGTTGTCCCTGCCGTACCTCGAGCGCAAGCTGCCGACAGACCTGCCAGCCGTAGTCCAACCTGGCTCTACGCATCGCCTTGGCCGGCGACCGGTGGTAGAGGTAGACGGCCAAAAGCACACCGACGAAAGCGATGACGATCGTGGCGGCCGTGGCCAGGAGCTGCAGGTCGATGTTCATGGTCGATTATCCTACTGCAATGGCACCATTTTGTACATCGGCGGTGCTTAGTACGTGTATCTGCGCTCTACCGTGCTTACCAGAGAGTCAGGGGCTACGGCTACTCTATACATCGTCTTTCTCCCCGGATAGGGCTGCACGGCGATCACACCAGCCGCAGGGCATCTTGTATCCCACACTGCCTTTGTTGTCGCATAGAGGGCATACCGACTGTTTTAGCATCTCCCTCGCCTCTGCCAGTTCCCGCTGGGCGGCGTCGCGTTCTTTTCTCATGGCAAGGAAAAGTTTGCGTTGTATATACACGTCACCGCATTCAGCTACAGCCGAAAGCACATATCTGCCGCTATCCGTACCATAGCCATATACATAGATAGGCTGCCCCGTCTCGTCCCATGCGGCCTTTGGAACTTCCGACCATTCCGGGTCTTTGTCAGTCATGGCTGTATCCTCCGGCGTGCTCGTGCTGCTGTCCGCCTGTGCAATCGCGTCCTCGTCAGCCTCACACTCGCTGCATAGCCCGGCGAACAGCCTGCGTCGCTTCATGCATCCTTCGCATCGCCCGATGTCACTCATTGCTCTACTCCGTGGTGGCGGGCGAGACGCCGCAGCAGCTGATTCACTCTGCACCAGGGGTGGGATCTCTCGCAGCCCTCCCAGTGGGTTGTGCCACGGCCTTCACCAGCCTGAGTTTCCAGTTCGGTGCGCAAGTCTTCTCGCAGATCGTCTGGCAGGGCAGCAAGGTCGGTGCGGGTGAACTCGACGCCGCCGCATTCGTCATAGCGACGTTCACCAGGGCACACAAAACCTCTGATCGGGGCACTATCTCCAGAATGACCCCATGCACGTATCCTCTCCGGCCCCTTCTCATCGCTCATGGATAGCCTCCTGCACTGATTCCTCACCCCATCGAGGGCGTGTGTCACCCACCGTCGTCGACCACCATGTCCACCCAGGCGTTCAACCGCTTCGTTTGCTCGTCACTGAGCTCCAGACCCAAATTGTCGGCGGCGTCAATCAGCTGACAAGCCTGGTCCTGCTTGCGACGCTTGTTCTCACGGCGATCGAGCTTCTCAAGCGCTGCCTCCGCCGATTCGTGGGTGCACGCCCCAAGGGCTCGCAACGCCTGAATGACTGAGCGGTTACGAATCAGGTACGGGTCAACCCTGGTCTCGGCCCCGTCCCAATAGAGACCACCGTGCTCGGTCATGAAGATGACCCCACGAAACGTACGTGCCACCAGCGTCACGTTCCGGTACACCTTGTCAGGCCGGATGCGGTTGATGCGCAGCTGGTGCAGCGGCCTGGGCGCTGGTTTCTTAGGCATCGTCGTCTCCTTGATCTTGGGACCACCGGCTCATCGGGTGCTCGTCCTCAGAGATGCCGCAGTCCACGTGGTCACCGCTGTGCCCGGCTGGACGGGTGCAGTACAACCCCTCTGGACCGCCGCATGCCGAGCAGCAGAGCTGGTTCTCCAACCGACAGTGGTCACAACCGTAGTCAACGTTCATGGCTACCTCTTTATCCAGTCCCACATTGCGCCGTAGACCGCCGCCATGCCCAGCAACACCTTTTGCTCTGGCGTGGGCACGTAACCCATGATTTCGAGCACCAACGCCACACAGAGCACGGTCGTCAACGCCATCAGCTTTGCTCCTTGAGCTTGAGTCTCATCACTTCCTTCCGCGCCTCGTCGTGCTCCCGCTTCAGGTTAGCGCACTTTCGCTCCCACGCCTTTATTGCGTCATCGAGCTTGGCATACTCGGCCCTGTGCACATCCAGCTTGCCTTTTGCCAACAACGCACGGTGCTCCAATTCCTCGATGCAGTCGACCAACTCACGTATCACAGCCTGCAGACGCTCTGCAGGGTCTCCCTGCGGATACACAGCCTCCAACGCAAACATGGCTTTGCGACGCGTTTTCTCAGTCGTCACGTCTGTGCTCCTTCATCCGTTTCAGCAGCGCCTCGGTCGTCTCGATCGAGTGCAACCAGTTGACGATGGTCTTTACCTGCGGAAACGACGAGTAGTGCTTGACCACATCTGGGTGTACCGACCTGGCACGGTAGATGCGGGTACCTGGGTCCAGCGACTGCATGTATCGGTTGAACACCTCAACAGTCGTGATGATGGCGTAGACCCTGGACGGCCAGTCCGGGTGGTTCGACACCTCAATGGCACCGTCATCATCGATGTCCATGAAGACCCAGGGGTGGTCAGGCACCTCATCGATCATTTGGGCACCGCCTCGGCCAGCACCTGCTGGAACCTTGACGGCACGATCCTGAGCCGCCAGTAGTTGTTCTCGAAGACCCACTCGCCGATCTTCACGGAGTTACCGTACATGTCCTCCGCCTCGACGAACCTGGGACCCTCTTAGCCAGGCGGCCCGTCGAACACGATGTCTACCCAGTCCTCACCCATGTCAGTGCTCCTGTTGCAGCCTAGCCAGTTGGGCGGCGAGCTCCTCGTTCTCGGACACCAGTTCCTGCATCATCTCAGCGGACCGGATGAGCAGGCTGCCTAGCCCGTAGAGCTGCTGGAGGGCGTGCTGCAGCTCCTCCTGCCGATTGATCTGGCCCTCGCCGCGCTCTGCCTCGTCCTCACGCTGGCTGCGCACGTGGTTCCAGTACCGCTCTGCCTCTTCGGGCTCGGCGTGGCGCAACTTCACGCGGAACGCGGCCACTTGGCCCTGCGGCGCCAGGACCGACTCAAACACGAAGAGCTCCTGCTTGTTAGGCAGGAAGAAGAACATGCCCTTGAGCTTGCCTGCCTCCTCGGCCGTGGTGGTACCGCCAACGACCCGCAGCTCCAACCACAGCTCGGCGTCACCGGTCGCCTGGTTCTCGTTCTTGCGGATCGCCTCGGGCGCGTACCCCATCTGCCGCGGGTCGAAGACCCTGATTTCGTCGGTCATGCCGGTGCTCCTTCTTCGAACAGGTGGTAGACGAACCGACCGCCCTGCAGCTGGAACGTGCCGATGTGGGTGAGCCGCATGTCGTCCTGGTCGGGGATCGGGTGCCCCGTCCCGAACACGCGGAAGTGACGCGCCTGCTTGGGCGCGGCTGGGTTGTCGACGTGCAGCACCCAGAGCTTGGGCACCTCGTTCTGAACCATGGTGGCCAGGGGCTCGGCCCCGTGTGGCAGCTCAATGGTGAACTCGTCGACCAGCTGGCGCTCCCCTTGCGGGGGCGTCCGCATGATGTCGTACTTGTAAACGATCCGTCCCATCTCAGTCTCCTTGTGGTGTGTAGTCCTGAAGCTGCATGCGCTGCAGCGTTTGCGTGAGTTCGTCGGTGATCCGTCCGTGCTCGGCGTCAGTGAGGTTCTTGTCGTCGAGTTGCTTCATGAGCGCGAGTGCCCGCCCCGCCAACTTGGCGCCCTCCTCGTCGTAGCCGTCCTTGACCCGCTCCAGCATCTCGGTCAGGGCGAAAAGCACGTTGGTTTTGTTAGGGCCGTCAGGCCGGGTGAGGTTGTACATCGACGCGTACATGAGGTCGAGCACCTGACCGTCCTCGCCTGATACCTCCCTGGTGTACTCCCACAGGTGCTGGGTCTTGGCCGCGATGAGACACATGAACACCTCCATCGGCACACCGCCATTGTGCACCGACTTGTCGATGAGCTTGGACATGAAGGTGTCCAGCTCCTGTGAGATTTCCATCAGCTCACCTGAGTAGTCGATTGCCGTCATGATTTCAGCTCCTTGTTCATGGCATCCGTCCAGAGTGGCACGGTGCGGTAGTCGGGGTGGATGGCCTCGAAGTGCTCGTTGGGTACCAGCCCCTCGTTTGTGCGGCCGAACCAGTTGTTGGAAACCTGATGGCACACTCGCTGGCCGTTCATCAGCCCCGCCGCGAACTTCGCCCCGCACGCCATACACGAGTAGATCGCCAAGCCACCCATCCCACCGGTGTCGACCGGAGGCCGGACGCACCGCTTGCAGCCGACGTGGTCCTGGTTGACGTTGCCCCTGAGCTCCTTGAAGAGCTGCATGCCGTTCGTATAAGAGTACCGGCCGTGCATGTAGTAGCGAACTCGCCAGCTGTTGACCTCCTGGTGGCTATTGATGATGTGGCTCACCGGCTCCTCGTCGTAGTCGTTGCCGTAACCGATGACGAAGCGCGACTCAGTGAAGAAGATGTCCTTGCGGCTTGGGTCCCAAAACTCGTTCTGTGTGGTGAACAGCAGGATGAAGTCCATCATGTCGCAGTAGCGGAGCATGGGCCCACGCGCGTAGTCCTCTGACCACCAGCGACCGTTGATGTTGAGGCGGTACTCCCAGGTCTCAGCGAAGCCCTTCATCTGCTTCACGTACTCGACCTCCTCCTGGTCTGTCGGGTCCGTCACCTCCTCCACGCCCACGTGGCTGATCGTGATGAACTTCGCCTCCTCCGTCATGAAGAACGAGTCGTACCCGAACCGCTCACCCAAGGCCCAACCGAGCCGAAGCATGGCGTCGTCGGTGATACGGTCCTTGAACTTGTCACGGACCCCGAGATAGAGATTCGCATCCACGCCCATTACTGTCCTCCTCACTGTGCTCACTGCGTGTTGTGCGAAGCCAGTATAATCCAGTAATTTTCCCGCGTAAACACGTGATTTTGATTATTTGCGTCGTCGTGGCCATGGCCCAGACTGCGTGGGGCGGATACGACACGCTGTGAGTGTACGCCACAAGGACTTCCAGGCTATAAAGGTCGTCCCCAGCCTGGAACGAACCCTGGTGAGCACAGGAAGGAGGGCATCATGGACCACGGGAGTAATGTCCCGTAAAAACGAGGGGGCCACGAGGGCCCCCTTAGTGTCCAGGCCTGGGGGAAGGAAGGAGGCCCGGTGGAGAGGAACGAGATGACCCCGCAAAAGATCGTCTCGACAAGGACTCTAGCACGCTGGGCCCGGTTTGAGAACCCTTGTGGAGAAGTATTTTGGTCACAGACGCGAAGCTCGCCCAGTCAGCGTATAAAGACCAACTAGAAAAATGGGGGATCGACGAGGCCAGATCCAAGGAGCTCGGTCTCAAGCTCATCTACGACGCATCCACCATCTACGTCCCTGAGTCCGCCAAGGCCCACGTGCTGGCGGCAATTGAGATTCCATACTACGACTACGACGGCAACCCGTGGACCGACCCGGCCCAGACGGTTGGCAAGGTGTTCTGTCGCTACCGCTACCTCTGGAAGACCATGCCCTTCGGGCAGGAGCCGCCTGACTGCAAGTACGCGCAGGAGGACGGCACCAAGCCGGCCGTGTACTTCCCGCCCGACACCGAGTGGGCGGGCAAGGTCAAGGACGCCGGACAGTTCCTCGTCATTACAGAGGGGGAGCTCAAAGCGGCCATGGCCAGCTGGCACGAGTTTCCGACCATCGCCTTGGGCGGGGTGTGGTCCTTCCGCAGCAAGCAGCACGGCATCCAGTGGATCGAGCAGCTCGAAGCCTTCGAGTGGAGGAAGCGGGAGGTCTACATCGTCTACGACTCAGACGTGGCCCGCAAGAAGGACGTGGCCAACGCGATGAACTTCTTGGCGGCGCAGCTCTTTGCCCGCGGCGCCAAGGTCTTTGTTGCCCTGCTCCCTGAGGAGATCAAGGACCGAGAGACGGGGGGCGTGTTCGACAAGGTGGGGCTGGACGACTACCTGATCAACGTCGGCCCCGACGCCTTCGAGCAGCTGCTCAAGGAGGCGCAGCCCATGAGCGCCGTCGAGCCGCTCTTCCAGATGAATGACCGCTACTGCTACGTCCGCGACCTCAACGCCATCTACGACACCAAGACCGACGGCATCATCCAGGCCAACGCGATCACCAATGCCTTTAGCTTCGTCAACTACCATCAGGTCCGGTACGCCGGCGGCGACGACTTCAAGTTCGAGCGCGCCAATATCGCCAAGGTCTGGATGGAGTGGCCGCTCCGCAATGACGTCATCACCCTGACCTACGAACCAGGGGGAGACGAGTACCTGCAGACCAGCCCCTACATCAAGGAGGTGAACGTGTGGCAAGGCTGGGGCGTCGAGCCCAAGAAGGGGAAGGTGCAGCCGTTCTTAGACCTGGTCGACTACGTGCTTGGCAACTGTGCCCCTGAGCACCGCAAGTGGTTCCTGCAGTGGTTGGCGTACCCCGTGCAGCACCCCGGGGCCAAGCTCAATCAAGCCTGCGTCATCTACGGGCCGCAGGGGTCTGGCAAAACGATGATCGGTGAGTTGATGGGGCTGCTCTACGGGAAGAACTACCGGATCGTGGGACAGGACCAGATTGCCAGCCAGTTCAACGAATGGATGCACGGCCTGCAGTTCATCATGGGAGACGAAATCTCAGGTACCGGGTCGGCTGAGCACAGGCGTGTGGCGGACAAGCTGAAGCACCTGATCACCGGCCAGATGATCATGATCAACCGGAAAAACGCCAACCTCTACGAGCTGCCCAACCACTGCAACTTCTACTTTACGTCCAACCACCCCGACGCCTTCTTCCTCGAGAACAACGACCGCCGGTACTTTATCGTTGAGACCCCTGGGCAGCATGAGAAGAGCTTCTACGACGCCGTGGCTGACTGGCGGGATGCCGGCGGGGTGGAGCATCTCATGTACTACCTGCAGCACCTAGACCTGAGTAGCTTTGACCCCAAGGCGAACGCCCCCACGACCGACGCAAAGCTCGACATGATGAACTCGAGCCGCAGCAACTTGGGCCTTTGGCTCTCGGACCTCGTAGGCTCAACCGAAATCAAGGTCGGGAACGTGACCTGCGACTCTGACCTCTACACGACTAAGCAGCTGAGGACTTGGTACGAGGCGGAGACCGAGCAGAGGGTGACTGATCAGGCCGTGACCATGGAGCTGAAGCGGATGGGGGTGAAGCAGGTGTGCGGCGGGGGCCAAGTTCGGTTTGGGCCGAAGGTGCCTCTCAGCAAGTCGCGCCTCTGGGCGATCAGGAATCCACAAAAATGGCTCAAGGCCACAGAAACTGAATGCGCCAAGCACTACGCAGCCAAATTCGCCTCTGTTGAGACCATTGCTGAGGCAGTTGAAAATGCTAAGAAAAAGAAGTAGTTAGGCTGCCCCTTGCCTCATGCCTCTACTAAAATCCTTATCTTACCCTAGAACTGAATACCAAATAGGACATCTGGAGTACTTTTCTTCTCATCCTATACAGAATTGAGAGGCAAGAGAGGCATAAGAGGCATTGATAAGGATTTCAATAACTTACATGATTCCATAGGTGAGGCAGTATCCGAGGCACGACTTTTCGCCTGGTGCGGCCCCACAGAGCACGACGCAATTTTACACGTAGGTCCCTCTGGGCTAAGATCAGCAGGCCGGCACAACGTTAATTGAACAATCTTCACGGGCGCACGAAGGGCAAAGTGGCAACGAGCAAAAAGACACAACCAAAGGCCAAGGCTACTAGGAAGCCACGTCCCAAGGCCAAGGCGACTAAGGCCAAGGCGCCGCCGAAGCGGAAGCCGTTGATCGAGGCGCCCAGCACCAAGGAGCTGGTGAACCAGGAGAAGAAGCGGCTGTTCCTCCAGGGCCTGACGAACTACGGCACCATCCGCAAGGCGGCTGAGTTCGCCGAACTCAGCCGCACCACGTACTACCTGTGGACTGATCCCAAGATTGCTGAGGCCTTTGACCTGGACCCGACCAGGCACTACGACCCTGAGTTCCAGGCGGCCTGCGTCAAGGCCCTCACCGTCTTCAACGAGAAGGTGCTGGACACCGGCTACGACCGGGCCGTCAACGGCTGGATCGACGAGAAGTACGACCGGAACGGGGTGCTCATGGCCAGGGAGCACAAGTACGACTCAAGCATCCTGCAGATGTTGATGAAGAAAGCAGACCCTGAGCTCAAGGACAAGCCGCCTTCGGTCAGTGTTGATGCCCGCCACCAGTCGGTGAACTTCGTCGAGGGTGAGCAGCCCCTGGACAACATGACCCCTGAACAGAAGCGCCTCCTGCTGCAGATTGTGAGGCTCGAGCGCCAGAAGGAAGACCCAAGCCCCCAGGTGCTCGAGGGGGAGCTGATTGAGCACGACGAAACTAACTCACAAAAGGAGTGAGCCATGACTAATCGAGATTGCGCGGTGAATCTGATGCTGGGCCGGTTGCAGGAGGCAGCGGATGCGGTCTGCGCGGCAGGCGACGCCTTGGAGCAGCTGCTACACACAGAGGCGGAGCAGTACATCATGGGCGGTGAGGACGACGTGGTTGTTAACTCAACGACCAAGCTTCCAGCTTCTGACTACACGGTGGCGGACATCTCTGACGAGGCGACCCGCTACTACACCTTCGGTACCGGGCCCAATCGCTACACGCACACGGTCATTCAACCGCGTACCCTGGTCTTTAGGGCCGGTGGCTCGACCCACCGTGTCATCGATGCAGACGGCGTGGTACACTGCGTCCCGGCTCCTGGTCACCATGCCTGCGTCCTGACGTGGGTGCCCAAGGACCCGGAGAACCCCATTCAGTTCTGAGGAGAACATGACAATGAGCCAGTATCTGAGGAACCTGACCGGCTTGGCACTGGGCCTGTTGTTCGTCGCCCTCGTGGCGGCAAGCATGGGCTAAATGTCACGTACTCGGCGCCGCGAGTACTCTGGCTCCAAGGCCGTGGACCCAAGCTGCCGCAGCAACGGGTCCTGTCCTTGGTGCCAGGGTGCACGGCACCACAAGCGTGAGCGTCAGGCACCAGCCCTGAGCCTCGATGACTTCCCTCCCCCTCGCCGCCAGCCCCACAGAATCGCTTCCGCGGACCTTAAGTAGTTCGCACTGAGCCTAGCCCCGTGATAGACTCCTGGTCGTGGGCCCAAAAGGGACTTGGGTCACGGCCCGGGTGGATCAACTAGCGGTCTAAGCGGGGCGCCGGCTCACTCGCCCTGACGTGGGTTCGAATCCCACTCCACCCACCCACGAGGTACACAGGAGGGTCGGCCTTTGGGCATTAATGTCACAGTTCCTGAGCGCTTCGAGCTGATCAACCGCAGCTGGAAGGTCGTCTGGCTCACAGACACCAAGGAGCAGGAGCTGCTCAAGAAGGTCCACGAGGCTGAGCCCGATGAGCCGCCGCCCTCAGGCCTCTACGGCTACTGCGACGTCGAGCACGCCACGATCTACCTCAAGCGGTCCAAGGACCGTGACCACCTCATGCACACCTTCCTCCACGAGTGGGGCCATGCCTACGCAGCGGCCACGGGGCTAAGGGTCCCAGATGAGGAGGCCTTCGTGGAGTCCCTCTCCGGCTGCATGCACCAGTGGCTCAAGAGCAAGGAGGGGACCTTGAAGTGACCAGGCTCTTGGCAGCCCTGTTGCTGGCGGGCTGCGCCGCCACGGACCCAGGCCAGTGCACGTCGCTCGAGTGCCTCAAGGCGCAGGCTGCGCAGGCCCGTGCTGCGGCTGCTGAGCAGGCCATCTGTCAGCGCGTCCTTGCTCGATCAGCCTGCACCAAGGCCATGAGCTGCGAGGTCCACGTACAAGTTAAGGGAGGGTCGCTGGTGTGTCGCTGGTGATTCTGGTCAAGGTCTTCTTCAGCCTCGTGTTTCTAACCATCGGCTATGACTGCATTGAGTGGGCGGTACGCCGCTTTCATGACGGGGCTGCTTGGCGCTTCTGCCTGGCACTCGCTCTGATGTGGTTTGGCGTGGCCATTTGGGTCTGGGTGTAGGCGGCCTCGTTCTGCGGCACCGGGGAGGCCTCAGCTGAGCTGACCCGGCAACCAGGGTGGAGATAGACCCCGCCGCTCGCCTGGCGCACGCAGCCAGGGCTTAGTTTCTCAGGGGCGAGCCGGTGGCACAACGTTCCCCTGACGTGCTTGGATTCAAAGCCCCTCGTCGCCGTCGTAGTCGCGGACGTGTTGAGGGTACTCAGGTGCTTTGGTGCGTACGTTCCCGCACGCTGAGACCGCCGTTCGTTCGGCCATCATGCGGTCAGCCAAGGCCTCAGCGGCCTGGCTGCTGAACCGCATGGTGCCGCGTCCGTTGACGAGCTGCACCCACCAGGTCAACAGCTCAAACCTCACAGCACAGCCGATGTGGTCCACGCTCGACTCTGTCCGGTCGTCGAACGGCGGCCCCACGTCCCACTGGCTGAGGTGCAGCCACCGGCACTTGGTCTTGTAGGCGTTGAGCGGCGCGGTCCACTCGCGGCCGGCCTCGATCGAGGCACCTACGCCACCGCGGTCTCGCCACTCGACGTCGCTGAACAGTGCGTGGTTGGTACCGGCGCCCGCCTCGACGTAGGTCGCTGCGTCCCAGCTGCAGCCGCTGCTTAGCAGCACGGCCGCCACGAACACAGCCAGCACCCAATTGATCTTCGTGCTCAGGTACATCAGCACCATGTCACTCATCGGTATCTTCATGCTTCTCTCCTCTGGTTGCGTACTCCGGCGTCACCAAGTACGGCTCCGTCGGTCCAAGGGCCTCAGCGGCCATGTCGCAGCCCTCCTTCAGGGCAATGATCTTCGCCTCGATGTCAGGCGGCATCAGTGGCCTGCCGTCTGCCGTCTCGAGATTGTGGTGCTCGAGCAGCTCACCGAGCTCGAAGCCGACCATGTGCAGGTCGTTCTTGTGGTCGTGAATCTGTTGCTCGAGCAGCGATGCCGTCTCGATGGAAATGCGCAGCTGTTCCTGCATGCCCTCGAGGCGCAGGCACTCGGCCCTGAGTGCTTCGTTCTCGGCCTCGAGTCGCTCGGACTTGCCGACCTGGTGGTGGCCGTCGCGCCGGGCGCAGACCACACAGTGGCTGTGCTCTTTGTCTCGCTTGGGCAGGTTGCAGTCTGGCGTGGCACAGCGGAACTCAGCGGCTGCTTCCTCCGGCCAGAGCGCCTCGTTCGTCGAGTGCAGGATGAACTCAGGCAGGTCGTCGATCCAAATGTCGAACTCGCGGCCGATGTTCTGCATGAACCGCCGCTTGCCCTGCCTCGAGGTGTAGTGGACCTCGCAGCCGACCGGGACGTCGTGCCGCACCTGTTCCTCGGGGTAGCGCATCGTGACGATGTGCACGTCGTGCCCAAAGAGCTGGGCCTGCTCGATAAACTTGTCCCAGAGCTCAGGGTCCGCGGTGTAGGTGTGGTCATAGTCCAGCGCGATGTCCAGGTGAATGTGCTTGTTAGTGATCATGCTCAGCGCTCCTCTTACTCGCTTCCACAGCGCCTTAAGCAGCGCGCTGCGGATTGATGATGTGCTGGACAAGGGTCGAGGCCGGCAGGCGCCGAGAGCTGGTCCGTCGAGTGATGCCGATACCACGCTGCTTGGGCAGGCGCCCCTGGCCTTTGCCGAAGCCGGTGATGACTAGGTACCGTTGCACTGACCCATCCTTCTTGTTCCAGTAGGCCTTGTACTTCTTCTCCCGACTGGGCTCCTGGTCTTTCATGCGCATTGCGCTGCTCCTGTTTGACGTGGCTTCAACTCTACAATTTTGCCACGCGACTGTACACTGTTGAGTTGCTCAGCGATGCTCAGCGCCTCCTCCAGGCTCGAGGTGGTCGCGGTGATTCGGCCCCAAGCAGCCAGGCCCCAAGGACGGCGGGTGTGGCCGGTTGACGTCACTTTCCACTTCATGGCTTCACTCCTTCGAATTGATGGTCCAGCAGGTGCCGCTTCACGCGTCGCCGGTACTCATCGATGTGGATAAATTCGCAGTTGCTGAACTCGCAGTCGTTGACCAGGTTGCTTGGTGCTATCTCGACTACGGTCTTGTTGCACTGACGTGGTTCAGAGCCCTCAGCCTCGTAGATCAGGATGGAGAAGGCCAAGAGGATGGCAGCGGTGCCGCTGACGGCGATGAGGGTGTTCATCAGTAGTCACCCCCGTCTTCGACGAACCACATCATGGCGCCAAGCACCACGAGACTAACGGTGATGACGGCGGCAACGAGCTCGAATTCAGTCATGGCTGTTCTCCTGTTCGATGATCTTCTTCGCGATGGCTAGGCAAGCACTGCTGTTTCCGTGCCAGAGTGCGCTTTCTTCTCGCAGCCTGTTCACCTTCTTGAGTGCATGTGCCACGCTTGAGTGTTCCTTGTGCAGCATGTTGCCAATCTCATGGAGGCTGAAGCCGAGCTGGCGAAATGTCCAGTGGACAACGGCCCGTGAGTTTGAGATGGCCTGCTGCCTGGACGGACCCTTGAGTTCCTCGACCGAGACGTTGAGTTCATCGGCCAAGGCCTCAAGGATCGGCCCAGGGTCGCAGGGACGAAACATCCTTACGCGTCCTTCGGCGGCAGCTTGCCCTTCCGACGCAGGTCGCCACGGTACCAAGCGGTGTACCACTTGCGCTTCTCGTCCAGCAGCCCAGGATGCTTGTCCTGGATGTGGTCGAAGATTTCCCGGTTGGTCATCTCCGTGGTCAGCAGCAAAGGGCGCACCACCTCCGCGATCGACGGTCCGCCGTCCTTGGACTTACGCACCTTGGGCTCAGGGGTCTGCTCGAGCGACTTGACGTCAGCGGCCTGACCAACAGGCGTGTCAGCCTCCTCGTTGATCGCCGTCTGGGCGGACCCAGCCACGATGTCGTGCCGCTCCTTGCGCAGCCGCTCTTCGAGCTTAGCAGCAGACTGCTTCCAGCTTTTCAGCGGCTGTTCACCCTTGCGTGCGCGTACGTTGTTCAGCGCTTGCAGCAGTTCTTTGATCGTGCTCATTGCTCTCGTTCCTCTCCGTTTTGGATGCTCAGGCCAGGGCGATACCGATCGCCATGACCACCATGAAGCCCAGCAGGCTGAACTTCGTGATTCGTGCTACGTCAATCATCTTACTCACTCCACTATCCGTGAACACAATTGCATTGTATGATGGTGACGCGCGGTTGTAAACACACAATTTTAAATCGTGTGGCTCTGCGGACGCCACTCGAGCAGTTCCCTGACCTGTTCGTCGGTCAATCCAGGATGCATCTCCTCGACCACTACCAGCTCAGCAAGCAGCGCGGTGGTGGCATTCTCAAGACGTTCAGTGATGTTCATGCCTCGTTCCTCCAAGGGGCCCGAAGGCCCCTGCTCAAGGTTGCTCAGTTGATGGCGCAGAAGCCGTTGTGCACGAGGGCGATCGCTAGGTCCATGTCAGGGGACCGCACGATCACGAAGAACCGACCTGTCTCGTTGACTGCGATTACGTAGTGGCCCGGAATCATCTCACCGCGGTTTTCTTCGCACTTGGCGATGAACTTGGTGATGGCCTTGACTGCGTTCTCGCGGGTAGCGTAGGTCTTGGCGGTCGTGTCGTTGAAGAGTGCATTCATTTTCGCGTTTCCTGTGTTTTGCTCGACTGTGAGTATATTCTATCACAATCACAGAATTTGTACACCTTAAAATTGCAGAATTTTGTTAACTGCGTTTGATTCCGGCACTGCGCTTAGCGGATGCGCAGGCCGGAGATGCTGCTGAACGTGGCATAGACGGCAGTTCCAGCAGGCGTGGTGCAGAAGATCGTGGCATCAAAACCGCAGCGCTTGGCTTCGGCAATGGCTTGGTCAGCGGAAGCGTACTGGGTGTTATGTAGCGGGTTGATGACGTAGGTGAAGCAGAGCGTGTACATAGTGGTTTCCTCGTTGATCATGGGTCTATAATATCACAATCACAGACGATGTACACCTTAAAATTGCAGAATTTTGTAAGTAAGGGACTCCTGCGGGGCTCAGAGGCCCCGCGCCATGGCTGCATCGGCTGCGACCATCCAAGCCGCGTACTCCTTCAGCCCGTAGTGCTCGACTGGGTCGACTTTGAACCGCGCGCACTCGCTCAGGAACGGGTGCACGATTGCGAAGTCTGGGCAGTCAATTTCTACGATGTCCTGCTCGTAGTTGATGGTGTCGTCGCCGTCGCAGTGGAATCGATTATACCGCTCGAAGTTCCGATCGGCGAAGGCCTCGTACTCTTGGGTCGTGTGTCCTTCAGTCATCGTGCTTGCTCCACGTCGAGATGCCAGGAGTCGAGGTTGATCGGCAGGTCTTGATCTGCCAGCTCCTCGAGGGTCCGCTTGATGCGGTAGGCATCTAGCTGGTTGGTGTAGCGGTTCTCGTACGCCCACGTCGCGTTCACGCCGTCGACGCCCGCCGCGTGGAGGAGCACGACGTGCTCCCCGCTGCGCTCTTCTACTGTGAAGTGCATCTCAATACTCTGGCTGAGAGTCGCGCTCGAGCTTTTCCATGATCTGGCCGGCGGCGCGGTCCCACTCGACGTCAGTCATCTGCTCGAGCAGCTCAGCCTTGCGCGGCTCCGAGTCGACGATGTCCAGATGGCTGAATTCCGGGTGCATGATGCCCACGCCGTAGTCCGGCGGGTCGATGTCGAACTCGACCTCAACGCGCAGGCCGTCTTCGTAGTCTTCCAGAACCAGGACTTCGTAGGTGCGGTAGTTGCTCATCGTTCGTTCCTCGTTGGTCATGGGTACATTCTACCACGATCACAGACGATGTACATAGATAATTGTACGGTTTTGTTAACTGAGTTTGGCTTCTAGCACGTCCTCGTACTCTTCGAGGATCATGGCCGCGTAGCCAGCCGGGTCGTTCATCTCGCCCTTGGCAATTTCGATTAGCGCGGCTAGTGCTTTCTCGTTAAGCTCGCTCGTTCGCCGGCGCCGCTCCCACTTGCGGCTCTCCTCAGCCCAACGTGCCTGGCGCTTCGCCTCCTGCTTGGCCATGTACTCCGGGCTGTGCCAGCGGCACCAGAGTCCGTCGATCTTGGCCTTGCGGCTGCACTGGTGGAAGAGGTGGTTTTGAAACACCTCCCACCGACAGTAGTCAGGATGCGCGGCGTTGCCCTTCGGATTGCCTGCCCACGTGTTGTAGCGGTAGTTCGGGTCGGCATACCGTTCATGATCACTTGACATGGTCGTCTCCTCAGACGTGGTGGTCGATGAGTCTGCCCTTGCGTAGCTCGACGTCGTCCATCCCCGCCATCATGCGGTAAATTGCTTCCAGCTCCTCCTGGGTGAACTTGCGCTCGCCCTTGGCTGGCTGGTCTGAGTATAGCTCATGTTTGCCGACGAAAGCGACCATGAGCCGCTCCTGCTCCTTGTCCCACTGCCTTGTCAGCTGCTTGAACATCTCCATTGTCTCGACGTACTCGGCGGGCGTCAGCTCGACACAGACCTCCCGGTACTTCGGTCGATGCTTGTACTGAATCGAGTCGACATTGAGCACCTTGTACAGCACCTGGAACAGGATCGTCCGGTGCTCCATCTTGGTGAGCGTGATCCGGTACTCCTTCCTGGCGTCGACGTTCAGGTCGTCGATCGTCATCTTGTGCCGGCTCAGCATCTTGTCCAGCATGCGCTGGGCCGTGTCCTTCTCGCCACCGACGCCACGCTGGGCGAGGGCCAAGAGCTTCCGCATCCGGCGCAGGGTTGCTTCGTTCATCGTGTTGCCTCCTGACGCAGATGGTCGACGGCTTGCAGGCACGCCAGGAACCGGGTCGGCCCGGCGCCAAGCACGCTGTCGTCATCGTCACGGACCTGGAACCCACGGCCCTCGTCAGTGAAGTTGTAGATGCGCAGGCCAAGGTCCTCGGCCTCTTCGACTGTGGTTTTTTCGAACAGGATCATCTCGTTCCTCTCATGTGTAGATGATGGTTCGCATCGTATCTCAGTTCGCTGACTCAGTACACTTAAAATTGTGCCGTTTTATTAAACTGATGATAGTTATATTCACAAAAATTTAACTGTTTCACTGACCACGCCTTTGAAGTAGGATCGTGAGTCCACGATCCTAGCGACTCAGTGACTAAGCACAGTGAACGCGCTCGCCGAAGCAATCCAGTGGGCCAAGCTCAACGAGGACACCCTCGAGGCGGAAAACAGCCTGCGTGCCTTCATCCCAGTAGTCTGGCCCGTGCTCGAGCCAGGCCGCAAGTTCGTGTCTGGCTACGCCGTCGACGCTATCTGTGACCACCTCCAGGCCGTGACCGAAGGGCACCTGCGAAAGCTGCTGATCAACGTGCCGCCTGGCTGCATGAAGTCGCTGACCACCTGTGTGCTCTGGCCGGCGTGGGAGTGGGGCCCGTACAACCGCCCCGACTACCGATACGTCTGCGCCTCCTACTCCGACGCCCTGACGGTGAGGGACAACCGCCGCACCCGCCTCGTCATCAACTCCGAGGAGTACCAGTCCAGGTGGGGGCAGCGTTTCAACCTCGTCGGCGACCAGAACGCCAAGACCAAGTTCGAGACCGACAAGCGTGGCTTCAAGATCGCCACCTCGGTGCGCGGCCTCGGCACCGGTGAGCGAGGGGACCGGGTCATTGTGGACGACCCGCACAACGTAAAGGACGGCGAGTCGGAGGCCAAGCGGGAGGAGTCGCTCGCCTGGTTCACAGAGACGATGCCCACCCGAGTCAACGACGCTGAGACCGCCGCTTTTGTGGTAATCATGCAGCGGGTGCACGAGCGGGACGTCTCCGGCCTGATCCTCGCTAACGAGCTCGGCTACGAGCATCTCATGCTGCCCATGGAGTACGAGGCGCGGCGCAAGTGCTATATCCGCGTGCCACTCCAGTACATGGGTCCACCTGAGGAGCAGAAGAAAGTGGAGGTTGTGTTCAACCCAAGGGAGCGGCTCTGGCAGAAGGAAGAGCACCTGCCCCGCACCCCGGACGGGGACCCGATGTTCGACGTGCAGGAGCTCAAGCACGACGCCATGTACCCCGGCGACTGGCGGGAGGAGGAAGGGCAGCTCCTCTGGCCGGAGCGCTTCAGCGAGCGCTACCTCGAAAAGGACCTGAAGCCCTCCCTGCGTGCGTGGGGCGGTGGCTACGCCGAGGCGGGTCAGCTCCAGCAGTCGCCTATCCCGCGCGGTGGTGGTATGTTCAACCGCGACGACTTCAAGTTCATCGACGCGTCGGAGGTCAAGGACCTGCGTGGCAAGGTGTGCCGCGGCTGGGACCTCGCTGCTTCAGATGGTCAGACCGCCGCCTATACCGCCGGCGTCAAGGCTATCATCGACCAGCACGGTCGGTTCATCATCTTGGATGCGGTGCGTGAGCGCAAGCTTGCCCATGGCGTGAAGCAGCTCATCAAGACCTGTGCCGAGGCGGATGGCAAGCCGGTTGAGGTTGATATTCCACAAGACCCAGGCCAGGCAGGCAAGGCGCAGAAGGCAGACCTTGCTGCTTGGCTGCACGGCTGGACAGTCAGGTTCAGCCCAGAGTCAGGGGACAAGGTCACAAGGGCCACCCCGGTCTCCGCTCAGGCCGAGGCAGGCAATATGTACTTGGTGCGCGCTCCGTGGAATGATGCCTTCATCACCGAGCTGTGCGTGTTCCCCAATGGCCAGTTCAAGGACCAGACAGACGCCACAAGCCGAGCGTACGCCAATCTCTTGAAGAAGGGCAATACCGGCAAGATCTTCGGTCCCACGATCATCGAATAGGAGGCCTTCCTTGGCACGACTTGGACTCATCGACTCGTTGGTCAGCCGCTTCCGCCGCAACGTGGCTCCCACAAAGACAGCCGGCGCTATGGGCACGGCGGTCTACGGTGGTTTTCTCGAGGAGAAGGAGACCAGTCCGAAGCTGCAGGGCCGTGAGAAGTACAAGACCTACTCAAACATCCTGGCCAACACGGCGATCGTGGCGGCTGGGGTGCGGTACTACCTCAACCTGGTCCAGAAGGCCAAGTGGAGCTTCAACCCGGTCGACGACTCGGATGCCGCGGTCGAGATGGCGGAGCTGATTGAGGAAATTATCAACGACATGGAAACGCCGTGGTCACGCGTCGTGCGCCGCGCTGCCATGTACAAGTTCTACGGCTTCTCGGTCCAGGAGTGGACCGCTAAGCGCCGCGAGGACGGCGCGTTCGGTCTGCGGGACATCGCCCCGCGCGCCCAGCTGACCATCGAGCAGTGGGACATCGACGAGACGGGTCGCGTGGTGGGGGTCATCCAGAACAGCCCGCAGACCAACGAAGGTATTTACCTGCCGCGCTCCAAGCTCATGTACCTGTGTGACGACTCACTGAACGACTCGCCGGAGGGCCTGGGCATCCTCAGGAACATCGTGGAGCCGGCCAGGCGGCTGGAGCGGGTCGAGCAGCTCGAGGGTTTCGGCTTCGAGGCGGACCTGCGTGGTGTCCCGGTTGGTCGCGCCCCGTACAAACGGCTCAAGGAGCTGGTTGACGCCGGAACGATGAGCGAGGAGGAGGCGCAGAGCCAGATCAACGCCCTCCAGACGTTCATCCAGAAGCACATTAAGAACCCCGAGCGCGGCGTCGTGTTAGACTCGGCGACGTACGAGACCACCGACGAGGCACAGCGCCCGTCGAACCAGCCGCTCTGGGACCTCTCCCTGCTGGAGAGCTCGAGCCAGGGCCTGGAGGAGGCCAACACCACCATCGAGCGGCTGAACCACGAGATTGCCCGCATCATGGGGGTCGAGCACCTGTTGCTAGGGCAGACGCGCGGCACGCAGGCGCTGGCCGAGGACAAGAGCCACAACCTGGCACTAATCATCGGCTCGACCCTCGGCGAAATTGAAGAGACGGTCAACCGCGACATTATTCAGCGGCTGTTCGAGCTGAACGGCTGGGACATGGAGCTGATGCCAGAGGCCAAGGTCGAGGAGCTCCAGTTCCGGGATCCAAAGGAGATTACCGGGGCGCTCGCTGAGCTGGCCAAGGCGGCGCTTGACCCCGAGGACCCGGCGATCAACGTCATCCGGGACCTACTGGGGTTGCCTGATGCCCTGGTTGCTGACGACATGGCCGACGCCAGCCTGACTGAGCCCGGTGGTACCCAACCGAATACCAAGGAACCGGAGAGCACCGACGACCTCACTGATGAGTAGTGTACAACTATTGGGCCCTGTGCTACGGTCACCGTGGCTAGCCCGTGGACGATGTCGGCTCAGTCGACTTTCACAAGACTAGGAGACCAATGAACATGTTCCTGAAGCGTATTTCCAATGACGATGGTCAGTTCACCACGGTGCAGGTCAGGAACCTGTCCCCTGAGTGGCACCTGACCCCGAAGCTTCTTCACAAAGGTATCACAGACGGCTGGCTGACCCTGGCCCGCGGGGCGGTGACTCTTCACGCTACCACCGGCGACATCAAGTTCACCATCGTCCATGGGCCGGGTGCCTACCGCGCCGACACCGACGAGGCGCTCGACACACGCGGTAGCGGGGCGGAGCGGCGGTACCTTGAGGCAGGGTCTCTGAATCCGGTCGAGCCGGAGGTCGTCGATGTCCGCAACTTCTTCAAGCTGCACGTGCAGCAGGAGACGGTGCCCAAGGGCATGCCGTCAGTGCAGGGCGGCTCTGTCGAAGCGGCGACCGTGCGTGCCGATCAACTCAAGGCGCAGGCCCGCGCCAAAGCAGCTCAGTAAGGAGGGGCAGGACCCATGGCTGACCAAGTATTCAATATCGCGCTTGGCCGGGTGGCTGAGCTGTACAACCGGGTGGACCAGAACGACCCCACCAACGCGGCCCTCATCATCGCCGCAATCAACACTTCCGCGCTCGACGCGACACTAAAGGACCTCGATGACCTCGCGGCCGTTCTCGGGGATGCGAACACGGCTGAGGTGACGAACACCAACTACGCCAGGAAGGTGTTGACGGATGCGGACCTGACGGCGTTCGCGCCGGACGACGCCAATGACCGGGTGGACTTGGACATCCCCGACCAGACGTGGACTTCTGTGTCGGCTGGGGACAACTGGACCGACCTGCTGGTGTGCTACGACAGTGACACGGGCGCCGGCACCGACGCCAACATCGTGCCGCTGACGCAGCATGACTTCTCGGTAACGCCGGACGGGTCAGACATTACTGCACAGATCGCTGCGGCTGGCTTCTACCGCGCTTCGTAACTGTTGTAACTTCCTACAACGAGGGAATTTCATGAATCGTTTGGTCGCCATTTTTGTCTTTCTGCTGCCTGCCTTGGCCGTTGCCGAGCCGGGCACCTACACCATCACGCCCACCACACTGTCTGAAGACGGTACAGGTGGGTCGGTGGATGGATTCCGGCTGTATGAGGGCTGCGACTTGGCTGCGCAAACGAAAGGCGCTCTGGTCGCTGACAACGTGCTGGCTGCGAACAGTTACATCCTGGCCGGGGACACGGCGACTCCTCCGGTAGTCTGTGCCGTGGCTTATAACTCTGCCGGCGAAGGCGGGTTCGCCAACACCGTGACGCTTGAGGCAGTCCAGCAGGTCCCGGGCACCACCATCATCGACCTGACGTGTGAGTTCGTCGCGGATTCGGGCGAAGTGTTTAACTGTAGCGGGGTGGTCCAGTGAGTTTCCCCGCTTCAAAGCTGACCCTGCATGACGGGCTGCGGGATGCCATGCGGCGCGCTGTAGACCTCAAGAGTCGAGTGCAGACTTTGCGTGATCGCAGCGCATCAGGCCCCGTTAACCGCGAAGACGTGGTGGAGCTGATGCGCACGCTGGCGAGCACGCTCGTTGGCTGGGCCGAGACCAAGGCGCTCGCAGGAATCGGCCCCTATGCACAAGACCAGCTAGGCGACAGCTCCCTCGACGTCGGCGCCGAGTTCACGGCGATGGAAACTGAAGCCACGTCACTTCGAGACTGGATTTTCACCAATTTTCCGAAAGATGCGAGCGGCGCGTGGTTGGTGCGTGAGTACGGATCAGACGGCTCGATCACCCAACTGACGTTTACGTCTGCGCAGATGGGCGGATTTCGGACTAGGGCTGACTCGCTCATTGCGACAATCGGCTGACGATGTGGCGTTGGTTACTGCTATTTGTTCCGATCACGGCATGGTCGGCCTGTCCGGACCCAGTGCCGGAGGATGCGGTTTGCGTAAAGTGGCAGGCTCCGACGGAGAACACGGACGGCACACCACTAACGGATTTGGACAGCTTCACGCTGTATTGGGGGGCAGAGTCACGCAGCTACACCGAATCGCTGGCGGTCGCCGACGAGACGCAAACCGAGGCGCTGATCCAGCCGATCAATGGGCAGGTGTACATCGCGGCGACGGCCTCGGATGCGGAGGGCACCGAAAGCGCCTACTCCAACGAGATTCTCGAAACGGCCGGTTCGACTATCGAACCTGGACCCACGACCCTCGAAGCGTCGTGGTCCTTTGCGGCGGAGCAGTCTGAAATGGCCGCCTTGGCAGCAACCCAAACTGCTAACAGTCCTAGTCCTGACTACGATAGCAGCCCGTCTGCAACGTTTGGCTCGACCCCAACGCAGGGAAATACGCTGGTCGCGGTTGCGTTGAATCGAAGCGGTAACGACGCCGCTAACTTCTCAATGGACAACTCCGGGTGGACGAAGCGAATCACCCAGAACATCGAGAACGGAAACAGCACATACCGGCGCAGCTACGCGGTCTGGACCAAGAAGGCGGGGGCAAGCGAGCCTACAACTGTCTCGGTTACCAATAGTGATGGCGGCGACACGGCGTTGCGCCTGTATGAGTACGCCATTACTGAGGATTTCCTTGAGGCGACGAGTGATAACAACGGGCAAACTGCAGACGAAACATCTGTCGGGGTCGGCACCAGCGCGACGGATTATTCCGGAGATACTATTCACAGGGTCGCGCAGGTATACATCAAGTCGGACATTGATGACGAAGAAGTCGTCACCGATACGTGGACTAGTATTGCAGATAGTTCTGATGACGGACTGTGGAACCCCTGGGGGAGTTTCACATTTGGCTATATCTATACCGCAACCGAGAACGAAACTCCGTCAGGCACCGTAACCGCAACCGGGGAGTACTTTAAAAGCGCAGGTTCTAACAACGGCCTGATGGGTTTCCAGCTTATCTTCGGGACAGTCAGCGGCGGCAGCACGGTAAGCGTGGGCCAGGTCACGGAAACGAATGTAGCGCAGGCCATCAGCGCCTCGAAGGTCAAGGTGTTCGGGCAGGTTGCCGAGACTGATCTTTCGCAAGCCGTCACGCCGGATCGCGCCTATGGAGTGGGTCAGGTATCGGAGTCTGATCTGGCTCAAGCGGTCTCGAAGCTGAAGGCCAAGGTAGCCGGGCAAGCAGTCGAGACGGATGTAGCGCAGCCGATCTCATCGACTGCAGCCATTCTACTTGAACAGGTTATTGAGGCAGATAGTGCGCAACCTACCACTTCATCTAAAAATAAAGGGGTAGGCCAGGTTGCTGAGGTAGACCAGGCTCAAGTGGTTGAAGTTAATCCTCAACATAGGCTGCTTGGACAAGCAGTAGAAACAGATGCAAGTCAATCTGTTGCGTCGAGCAAAGCCGCCCCTGTTGCTCAGGCTGAAGAAACAGATCAATCTCAGTCCGCGTCGCCATTCAAGACGGTGGGTGTAGCCCAAGCCACAGAGGCAGATAGCTCTCAAACAGTGTCATCGTCCAAGCAGATATTGACTGGACTTGTCGAGGAATTTGATCTCGCACAGCAGATGAATCAACCGGCTGTGGTTGGGCAGGTTGAAGAAACCAACACAGCGCAATCACTTGCAGCAGCGAAGCTCAAAGCTCTTGGGCTGTCCACAGAAACCAACACCAGCCAGGCGTTCACCCGTGGGCAGGGCGTGACTGTTGGTCAAGTTCAGGAAGTCAATGTAAGTCAGGCATTCGGGACGCTGAAAACCAAGCTGCTGGCCCAAGTCACTGAGACAGATCAGGCTCAGTTCTTCACGGCTGGGGTGATCATTCCTGTTAGCTTGGTCACTGAGACGGACACTGCTCAGGCAGTGTTGACAGCCAAACTACGCCAGGTACAGCAAGTCTCTGAGACTGATTTGGCTCAACAGCTTCAGTCGCCAAGCAATGTGACCATAGGGCAGGTTGCTGAGTCTGATGAAAGTGTGGGGTTGGCTCCCCTGAAGGCTGCCCTTGTCTCGACCGCTGAAGAAACGAACTTAGTGTTCTCAGTGGACAAGACCAAGCTCAAGGCTCTTGGCATTACCACAGAGACTGACCTTGCGATTGGGCTTGTCAACGGCCAGGTATCACTGATCATTAACTCCTCATTGTCAATTGTGTTGTCGTCGTTGAATAATAGTGACCAGTCACTCACCACAAAGCTGGTAAATACCAGCCAAACGATCGAGGGCTAGCACAGTGGCTCAAATTACCCGGTTTCGCGGTGATACCTCACCGGACGAGGTGACGATTACCGACAGTGATGGTAACCCACGCGACTTGACAGGGCACACGCTGTGGTTGACGGTCAATACTGAGCGCGATCCATCCAATATCGATAACCAACTTCTTCAAATCCAAGGAGCAATTCAGTCACCGGCCACCGGGGGCGTCGTGCGGTTTACACCCACCCCTGCCCAGGCAGACCAGGTTCCAGGGGTCTACTTCTACGACATCGAGCAGGTTGACCCTGGTGGTTTCGTCAAGACCTTGATCAAAGACGTCTACATCTTCGAGCAAGACATCACAAAGGTGAACTAGGATGGCACTCATTGTCGGCACCAACTCATATGCGTCGATCGGCGAGTCCATTACGTACTTTTTTGACACCCTGCGCCGCACCCGGTGGGACGCGATCGACACCAATACCAAATCCGCAGCCCTCATTGACGCCACCCGCTACCTAGACCGGCTCAACTGGGTGGGCAGCAAGACCAGTTCAGCCCAGGCGTTGGCCTGGCCCCGGTCGGGGGTCGTGGACAAGGAGGGACAAGCGGTCGACAGCAGCACGGTGCCGGCCTTCATCAAGGAGGCCACATACGAGGTGGCGCTGCGGCTGGCCGAGGACCCGACGCTAGTCGATAGCTTCTCTCAGCAGACCCGAGACAACACAAAGCGGGTCAAGGCAGGTGACGTCGAGGCGGAGTTCTTCATTCCCACCAAAGGCACACCGGTCTTCGAGTGGCTGCTGCCGCTGCTGCGCCCGTTTCTGAAGGGGGCCAGTGGCATTAAGGGTAACTTTGCGTCGGGCATCGACAACACGTCTGAGTTCACCGGTGGGAAGTACGACAAGTCAGAGGGCCTCGCATGACGGTTGAGGACCGCTACGACGACTTCGAGCGCCGCATTAAGCGGTCGTTCCTCGAGTTCAACCGGCTGGTCGAGGCGCAGCTCAGCCAACACATCGGGCGTGAGCTGATCCGCTACGACCAGCTGCAGCTGGATTACCGGCCCTTGGCGCGGCGGTTCGCGTCAGACCTGGTCAATATCATGATCCTCGGTTCCAACCTGTCGGCCCAGGAGGCGGCCCAGCAGCTTGACCAGCCGCTGACCTTCAACCCGGCCGGCGCTGCCGCCGCTGCCACGTTCCAGGAGCTGAACCAGCGGGTGATTCAGCTGCTCACCCAGCAGCAGACCGAGGCGCTGGCTGAGATGCGCCGCATCGCGCAGACGATCGAGCCGATCCGCAGTATGCAGCTGGTGCGGCAAAGCCTGACCCTCACCGCCCGCCAGATCAGGGCCGTGGACAACTTCCGGCGGCTCCTCGAGGAGGGCTCGTCTGAGGCGCTGGACCGCGTCCTCAGGGACCGCCGCTTTGACCCGACCATCCGCCGCGCCATCGCGGGTGAGGTGCAGCTGACGACCGACCAGATCGACCGCATGGTTGACCGCTACCGGTCGAGGCAGCTCGACTTCCGGGCCCGCACCATCGCGGCCACCGAGGCGGTGCGGATCGCCAACGAGGCCGACAACCTCTTCTGGCGGCAGGCGGTGCAGGACCTGCAGGTAGAGCAGGACACGCTGGTGCGCGAGTGGGTCACGTCAAAGGACGAGAAGGTCCGCAGCTCGCATCGCTCCTTGCTCGGCCAGCAGCGCGGCTTGGAGGACACATTCATCAGTGGCAACGGCAACAGCCTCCGCTTCCCAGGGGACCCACGCGCCCCGGCCAGTGACACGATCAACTGCCGGTGCTGGCTTAAGACCGAGGTCCGTGCCCAGGAGCAACAGCAGGCAGCATGATCACAAAGAACTGGTTGTTTCACTCGTCGTGAGAACACCGTAGGATCACGATCGCGTTTGCAAGACCTGACAACTGTCACAAAACCTGCCGAGGAGCTGACATGAAAGGATACCGTACCGTCGCCTTCAACGTGATCATGACCATCGTGGCCGTCATCACGCTCTGGAACCCCGAGGCCGCGGTCCCGTCCGCTGAGGACGTGACGGCCGGCATCGACGCGGTCGAGGGTGCCGTGGTCGCTGCGTGGGGCATCGGCAACGCAATCCTGCGTGCCATCACCACCACCCCGATCTTCAACAAGGAGTAAGCATGAAATACCTGGTAGTGAGCCTGCTCGCCGTCTTCAGCGTCACAGGTTGTGGCGTCTTCGGTGGCAGCAACCCGTACGAGAACGTGGACATCGATACCGTCCGGAAGGGTATCCTGGTGGCCAACGCCGAGCTGAGAGGCGCCAACCTGCTGCTCAAGGAGGTGATCCGGTCTCGCTCGATTTCGTCCGATGACGCTCAACGAGCGTTGGATGGCCTGAGGGATGCCCGCACCACCCTTCAGGATGCGCTGACAGCGGTGGACATTTCCGGTGACCCGCTGGAGGGGCAGGATCGCCTGGACTCGGCGATACGGAGTCTGGACCTGGTGCTTTCGATCCTGGCCCCTGCCGCACCGCCGCCTCAGGCGTCGGTCGGTGTGGAGTCTGGTGCTGACATCAAGGAGGCCGCATGAACGCGCAACTCATCACAGGTATTCTCGCCACCGTTCGGGTGGTGCTCTCGTATCTCGTTGCTCGTCAGGGTGGTGATCGCTCGGCGGCGCTGGAGCTGCTGCGTTCCGCAAACTTCGAGGCCTACGGCCTGGAGGGTGACGCCCTGGAGACCGCCCTGCTGGGCCGCGCTGCCCTGACGTACCTCACGCAGCGTGGTGTCATCGTCGACGAGGTGGTCGCCTTGATCGAGCTCGTCGAGGCCGAGGGCCGCGACGTGACGACCGAGGAGGTGCAGGAGCAGCTGGATCTTACGGCCGTCGAGCTGGACGAGACCCAAGACCTCATCGACTAGCAGAAGGCTGAAGAGAACGAGGGGCAGTAATGCCGAGTCCCAGGTCAGGGGAGGCACGTAAGGATTTCATCAGTCGGTGCATGAGCTCCGACGAGGCCCAAAGTGACTTCCCTGACCAGGACCAACGCCTCGCTTTCTGTAGCGCACAGTTCGAAAGGAGTGACAAACGCATGGCCGACGCCGACTTCATCAAAGTGGACAGCGAGCTGGGGCTGGTCTTCGGCTTTGCGATCGTCTGCAAACAGAACGGAAACCCGTACTTCGACCTCCACGGTGACTACATTCCCGAGGATTCCATGCTCAAGGCGGCCACTGACTTCATGCTCAAGTCGCGGGTGGCCGGCGAGATGCACGGCAAAAAGGACGGACGACCCATCGCAAAGGGTCATGTCGTCTTCGCCTTCCCCCTCACCGAGGACGTGGCCAAGGCCCTCGACATCCAGACCAAGCAGACGGGCCTACTCATCGCCATGAAGCCAGACAGCAAAGAGATTCTGGACAAGTTCCGCAACGGCGAGTACACCGGCTTCTCTATCGGTGGCCGCTATGTCACGAACGAGGAGGCATCAGATGAGTGATGATTTCGTCAAGGGCCCGGGCTACGGCAAGGACCCCAAGCGCAAGAAGCGCAAGAACGTCATGAAGGAATTCGTGATGGACGAGATTTCGGCCGTCGACTTCGGGGCGCAGGAGCCGGCGATTGCCGTGCTTATGAAGCGTCGTCCGACGACCGACGGGCTGGTCGAGAAGCTCATCGCTTTGACCTCGTCCGACAACGGCCACCAACACGCCATCCACTTGGGCCGATACGAGTGGAAGGAGGGTGGCGGCCAGACCAGCTACCAAGGCGAAGGTAGCGAGGAGTTCGATAACCACAGCCATCCCTTCGTCATTAACGACGACGGTACCGTGACCATTGGTGAGGCGAACGGCCACACCCACACCGTCGACCTGGCCGCAACCATCCAGCGGCTCCGGCTCGAAACTGTTGTACACAGTGACGTGAATGTGGTAGAAATGCGCTCGCCCCTCGTGAAGAGGGAACGGGACATGGACTTCACAGCGCGGGACTACGCGCTCGTTGAGGACCCGAACCAACCGGAAACGTGGAAATACCGGTTGGCGCGGCGACCAGGGGGTGACCCCAACCGCCGCGAGGTCGGCAACGCTGTGAAAGCGCTCGAGCGCGGTGAAGTTCCAGTCTCGAAGAGAACGTCCGTCATGAGGCGGGTGCGAGCAGCGTGGCTCACATGCCACAAACGCTCCCCGGTCACCCAAATGCCTCCGGTCCTGAAACGGGTCTCACAGTAACTACTCAAACCTAGGAGGGCAGACAATGCCGCAGCTGGACAAAGACCAGTACTCCAAGGCAGAGGTCGAGGAGCTGATTCGTGAGAACGAAGAGGCCCAGGCCGAGGCCCTGGAGGTCGCGACCAAGGTTGCCGAGCTGAGCGACGCTGAGCGGGAGATTTACAAGTCTCTCGAGGGCGAGGCGCAGCACGACTTCCTGCACGCGACGCCGGAGCAGCGCGCAGCCGAAGTGGCCAAGCAGAACGACAGCAACCCCGTCGTGTACAAGGCCAAGAACGGCACCGAGTTCCGGAAGAACGACGACCCTCGCCTCGTGCAGATGGCGAAGGAACGCGACGAGGAGCGCGCCGACTTCCTCAAGATGCAGGCTGAGCGTGAGCAAGAGCGCTACGAGAAGCGCGCCGACGAAGAGCTTCCCAACCTGCCGGGCGAGGTCCAGACTCGTGCCGCCATCCTGAAGGCCGTCGACGGCATCGAGGACGAGGCGACGCGCGAAGAGGCCATCAAGGCGCTCAAGGCGCAGAACACCCGCATGGGTGAGGCCCTGCGTGAGGTCGGCACCGCCGGCATTCGCAAGCAGGACGACGTCAACCAGGGGACGGGCGCGAAGAACGCGCACGAAGAGCTCGAGAAGCGTGCACGCGAGTACGTGAAAGAGCACCCCGAGACGAGCTTCTACGAGGCGTACGACATCGTCAGCGGTGCCGACCCCGAGCTCGCCAAGCGCGCCGTGCAGGAGGGTTGATATGACCGTTCAAAGCGCTCGTTCCATTTCGCTGCCGTGTGACGCAGGTCAGGACCTGCCGCAGCGGCGCTTCGTGGCCTACTCGGCCACTGGCTGTGTGCTGCCCGCCGACGGCGGCGGTGCGGCTCAAGAAGGCGATGTCATCGGAGTCTCTCTGGAGGCCTACGACGACTCCGAGTTTGCGTTGGGCAATGCGTCCAACGTGATCCCGGTCGCCCTGCTGGACGGGGCCGTCCTCGAGGTCGAGGCCGGTGCCGAGGCCATCACCGTGGGTGCTGCGGTCTCTACCGATGGTTCTGGTCGGGCGAAGCCCGCCGACGCCACCGGTGACGAGATTCTCGGCGTGGCAAAAACCGCTGTCGGCGCGATGGAGGCCGGGACGATCATCGAAGTGATCGCCCAGAAGGCCGGTCGCTCGGCCACTACCTAAGGAGGGTTGACACATGCCTATCGTACTGAACCCGACGGCAGGTGACGTTCACGTCAACCGTCCCCTGACCAACTTCAGCCAGAAGTTCCTGCTCTCGGCCGACATGTTCACCTCGCTGCGTGCGATGCCGAACATCCCGGTCTCGATGCAGTCCGACCTCTACTACGTCTTCTCGCGGGCCGACTTCTACCGCGATCAGGCGGAAGAGCGGGCGGATGGCGCTGAGTCGGCCGGTGGCGGCTTCACCCTGTCGACCGACCCGTACTTCTGCCGTGTCTACGCGTTCCACAAGGACGTGACTGACCGGCAGCGTGCGAACCAGGACCCGGCTGTCCAGCTGGACAACTCGGCAACCCAGTATGTCAGCCACAAGCTGCTGATCCTGCGTGAGCGTCTGTTCCTCAACGCATACCTGAACAACACGGGTGTGTGGGGCACGGACCAGAACGTGAACTGGCTGCCGGCTGGCTCGAACCCGATCACGGACCTTCGGACCGCGATCCAGACTGTTCATGCAAATACCGGCTTCCGGCCGAACAAGATGCTGATCAGCCGCACGGGCTTCGATACCCTGCTGGACAACGACGAGATCATCGCTCGCATCTCGGGTGGCGCGACCAACGCCCTCCCGGCGATCGTGCAGCGTCAGCTGCTCGCTCAGCTCTTCGAGCTGGACGAGATTTTCGTCGCCGACTCAGTGTCCAACACCGCCGCCGAAGGCGCCACGGAGAGCACGGGCTTCCAGGCCTCCGACAACGCCCTGGTGTACTACGCTCCGAATACCGTGGGGCTCGAGGAGCCGACCGCTGGCCTGCAGTTCAGCTGGTCTGGCCTCATGGGCAACACGGAGAACGGCATGCGGATCAAGCGTTTCCGCATGGAGGCCAACGAGGCCGACCGGATCGAGGGTCAGATGTCCTTCGACTACAAGGTTGTCTCGTCCGACCTCGGCTACCTGTTCACCAGCGTGTCCTCGGCGTAAGCCAAGGCCAGGTGACTGGACCCTGAAAGAAGGGGCACAAGGGGTCGCACTGCGGCCCCTTTGTGTATCAGATGATCGCACAAATATAGGACTATCGATCATGAACATTCGCCGTCCCGTTCGCCAGGGCTTCAAACCGCGTACCGTGAAGGAGTATGTGGTGATTCGGCCCTTCCACATCACCCGCGATGGGGAGCGCGTGCTGCTCCAGCTGGGTGACTCCCTTCATGCCAGCGAGCTCCCGCTCCACATCCTGAAGCTGCACTGGCTGCGGCGCCGGATCGAGGAGAAGGGAAGCCGCTACGCTGAGTGGGCTGTCTACCTGCAGTCCGTCAAGTACGCCCGTGCCAAGGGCCTGACCGAGGCCGACGAGGGCTTTCCCCAGGCGCCCGACTGGATCGACGCGATGTACACCGAACAGCGGCTCGCAGCCGCCGCCCGTGTCGCCCACGCGCCTGCGTCCACGAGCAAGGCCGACTCTCCGGTCGAGGGCAACAAGGACCTGGACCACCTGGTCGGCGTGCAGGCAGCTAAGCGGTTCGCCAAGCACGTCGGTGGCGGTACCTACGAGGTCGTCGACGGCTACAGCACGTACCGCGTGCGCGGCAAGGCCAAGGTCGAAGAGCTCGGCATCGAGGTGGACTGATCCATGCCGATCGACTTCAAGCGGATCGAAAAGACCGTCAAGAAGACGATCAGAGACCTCGGCGAGAAGCAGACTGTCACGCTGCAGGCGCCTGGAGCCGGGTTCTTCGACCCGGCCCGTCCGTACGAGGGTCCTGCCGACGGCGGCACCACCTACACGGTTGAGGCCGTCGTCACCCCGTGGCGCAAGGACCAGAACCCCGTCGGGGTGGACATCAGCCAAGCTGACTTCACCGTCTACATCTCCGGGTCCTCGCTGACCGTCCAGCCCGCCATCGGGTGGCTGTGTATCCTCGACACCGTGGAGTATAAGATCGTCGGCGTGACTCGAACGCGCCCCGGCAGCACCACGCTGCTGTGGACGCTTGTTGTGGAGCGGTGACGTGGCGATCCCATTCGACCCGGCTGAAATCGTTCGCGCCATCGAGCGCGAGCTGCAAGAGGTCAGGACCGTGCTTGGCACGGAGTTCCTGCGTGACGTCGTGCCGCGGACGCCGGTCGACACTGGCCACGCTCGCCGCAATTGGCAGGCCAACTACGGGGCGCCGAGCGGGCAGGAGCTGCCAGGTGTCGACCAAGCTGGTCAGAACACGATTCAAAGCGGTGTGGCGCGGATCAAGAGCGGGGAGAAGCGCAATGCCTTTTTGCCGCTGATCATTGAGAACAACGTGCCATACATCGGCCGGCTGAACGAAGGTTCGTCTCGTCAAGCGCCGGCGATGTTCGTGGAGCTGTCGATTCGGCGAGCCATCAACCGCGTGCCGCGTAGGAAGGCCATCTGATGGCGCTGCCTACGTACACAACCACGACTGACGCTGTGGCTGCCATGCAAGCGGCCTTCAATACCTACTGGGGGGCGCTGTCGGTCAGGACGGTCATCACGTGGGACAACGTGCCACTGGACACGGTTGAGGCGGACCTGAGCATCACGTCAGACGACCCGGAGGTCTTTGGTGAGGGCTACCTGCTGCTGCAGGTTCAGCACGCGGACGGCAGCATCGCCGCGCTGGGCACGAAGCACTTCCGCCAGGTCGGCATCATGAGCGGGGCCCTGTACGTCGAGAATGGGCGGGGTCGCGTACGAACTGTGGGGAAGCTCGGGGACTCCGTCCTCCGCTTCTTCCAGGTGACGAACGTGGCTGGCGTCACGTTCCAAAACCCGCGCCTCCAAGAGGTCGGGGCGGATGGTCGGTGGTGGCAGGTGAACATCCTCGCCGACTTTCAGTATGACATTGTAAGGAGCTAACCATGTCTGATACCAATCGCGTACGGGTCAGCATCGCCAGGACGAGCCAACGCGGTGGCTCAGGCGTGGCTGCGTCCCCCGTCAACCCGGCGAACTTCACGCCGGCCAACCAGCTGTTCCAGCTGCGCTTTACCGGTACGCCGGGGCTCGGCAGCCAGCCGAATTCGGTGGTCTCGAATGAGATTCGGTCAGACCGGCAGACCGCGGACTCGATCCTCGTCGGTACTGAAGCCGGAGGCAACGTCGAGTTCGAGCTGTCAACGCTGACCTTCGACGAGATCATTCAGGCGACGTTGACGGCCAGCTACAAGAACACCCAGCGGTCGACGGTTGCCTCGATCGGTGCCGGCACCATCACGCTGGACGCCGACTCAGGTGACACGAACAGCTCTGGCGTGTTGGACGGCATGGTCATCCGGGTGCGGTTCCCGGACAACTCGCCGGCCATCGACGCCATGTACTACGTGGCGAGCAAGGCGGCTGACACCCTGACCGTCACCCCGCTGCGGTCGACCGACCCGGCCATCGCCGGCACCGAGACCATCACCAACGCGGAGGTCATCGTCGTCGGGAACCGAGCCGAGGCGTCGTCCGACATCACCGTCGCGCTCGACACCCCGGTTGCGGGCCAGACCACGATCACCTTCGCCAACACGTCGGCAACCAACTGGGCAGCTGCCTACCCGGACGTCGCAGGTACGGCCTTGACCCTGCCGGTCATCGGGACCTGGATCAAGCTATCCCAGATGACGGACGCGGCGCAGGACGTCTACGCCCGGTTGATCGCGGTGACCTCCACCACGGCCGTCATCGAGACCCCGACCGGCATGACCGCCACCGTGGGTCCCGAGGGCGCTGAGGTCTACTGGGGCGACATCATCCGGAACCCTGTGCTGCAGGCCGGCACCACCCCATCGAACATCGGCGAGTTCGTGCCTGGTTCGATTCCGTCCAACTCGTTCCTGGTTGAGCGGCGCTACGAGGATCACACCCCGATCACGCGGGAGCTGATCCTTGGCAACGCCATCAACCAGTTCGGACTGACGTTCGAGCCGCAGTCAATCCTGACTGGCACCGTCGAACTGTTCGGCTTCAAGTCGAATGTCTCTGACGACGAGTCGGGCAGCTATGCGGACATCTACACCTCACTGCCGACCGACGTCGAAACGACCGACACCGACGTGCTCAACACGTCGACCGACGTGGGCTACGTCTCGGTGACGGGGCAAAACCTGCTGTCCGGCGACGTGTCGACCGCGAAGAACCTGCCCCTGCAGGTGCAGCTCAACATCGGCAACCAGCTCCGCCGACGCAACGCGGTGGGGGTGTTCGGGGCGGCATCGATCGGCGCCGGTCGGTACAACATCGGCGGGAACATCAACACGTACTTCGACTCGAAGGCGATTCTGACCCTGATTGTGCAGAACCTCGATGCAGAGTACGTGACGTCGGTGAGCTCGAACGACGGGCGCGGCCTGCTCTTTGACCTGCCTCGGATCAAGTTCACCTCTGGCTCACCGGACGTGCCGGGTGGTGACCAGGATGCGGTGCTGAACCCCGGCTTCCAGGCGCTGCGGAGCCCGACGTTCGGCTACACCGTTCACATTCAGCGTTGGACCTTCGTCCGCTGATAGGGAGACTCAAGTGAGCACAGACCACAATGACACCATTGAAATGAAGCCGCGTAGCATCTATGACATCTTCGAGACTGACGAGAAGCTGGAGCAGGACGGCGTAGAGTTCGACTGCGGGTTCGGCAGCTTCAAGCTCGCCTACGCCGGCACCATCGAGTTCCAGAAGGAGTACATGGAACAGATGAAGCCGTACGCGGAGGCTCAGGCGCGTGGGCTGCTGGACCCGAAAATTCAGGTGCGGCTTCTCAGGGTCGTCTACGCTAAGACGATCGTCAAGAACTGGACCGGCGTCATCGGTCGGGACGGCAAGGAGATTCCGTTCAACGAAGAGAACTGCGTCAAGCTCTTCGAGGACCTGCCCCGGCTCTTCAGCATGGTGCGTGAGTGGGCTGGCAACTTTGCCAACTACCGGAAAATCTACGCGGAGCAAGTAGTAAAAAACTAGAGGGGCGGCTGTGGTTTGAGCTAGAGATTGGCTCAGATGCAGCCGCCAGGGTCCAGAATCAGTATGGCTTGATGGGGCAGAAGGCGCCGGAACGCGCAGGAAACCCGCCCGACATCGAGCCGAGCTACCAGGTGTGGTGGACAGCATGGCAAGACCTGACAACCGACCGACCGGGGGGAGGGCTCTACTCGATCCCGTTCTCAGCCATGGCTAACTACGCCGACCGCTATGGCCTGGACCTGGAGTTGCTGAAGCTCATCGTGTGGAAGCTGGACGGGCTCTTCCTCGAACGTCAGCGTAAGCGCATCAAGTCACAAGGAAGCCAGGGCAATGGTTGATCGAGTCATTCGGGTCATCGTCGATCCGTCAGGGGCCAGGGCCGGCCTCCGCACAGTGCAGCAGGAGACGCGTCGGACGACGGCTGGACTGGGTGACCTGCGCACGGCTGCCACCGCCGTCATCGCCGCCCTCGGGGTTCGTGAGCTAGCGCGTTACGCTGACACCTTCACCCTGATCAACAACCGGCTGCGTCTCGTCACTGACTCGTCGGCTGAGTTGACGCGCATCCAGGAGGAGCTGCTCAACCTGGCCAACGAGACTCGGTCACCTCTTGAGGCGACAGCTGAGCTGTTCAGTAGGGTGGCCCGCTCGACGTCTGAGCTGGGCATCTCCCAGCAAGAAACCCTCGACCTGACCAGGGCCGTCAACCAGGCCATCCAGATCAGTGGTGCGACGGCTGCTGAGGCCGGCGCGGGCGTTATTCAGTTCGCCCAGGGTCTCGCGTCAGGCGCCCTCCGCGGTGATGAACTGCGGTCGGTCCTCGAACAGACCCCTCGGCTTGCTCAGGCCCTGGCTGAGGGCTTGAACGTCGGTATCGGTGAGCTGCGTGAGCTGGGCTCAGAGGGGGAGCTCACCGCTGAGCGGGTCATCGGGGCGCTGCAGCGGACGGCGCCGCAGCTCGCCGCCGAGTTCGCGACCCTTACCCCGACGATCGAGTCGTCGTTCACCGTGTTGAACAACGAGGTGCTCAACTTCGTCGGCCAGGTGGACTCCGCCCTGGGCGTCTCCGCGTCGTTCGGTCGCACCATCCAAGACGTCGCCGGCGCGGTCCGCAATGTCACAGACGATGTGGTGCTGTTCGGCCTGGCTCTCAAGACCAGCATCTCTGAGCGGTTTGCTGAGATTGCGTCACTGGTCGGCACGTTCGACGAGCGCTTCGACCAATTCAGCAACACGCTGGCCGGGACCTTCGCCACCATCATCGGGGACGAGGAGACCGCGGCGCTTCTGGCCCAGCAACGGGTCACCATCGACCGCGAGCTGTCACAGGCTGAGCGGGAGGCCGAGACCAGGCTGGAGGACATCAGGGCCCGCCTCCGTGAGAACGCCCAACGCGACGTCATCGAGTTTATCACAGGCGGTGGCGCTGACGACGTCGACCTGACCGAGCAGTCGGAGAAGAAGGCGCAGGCTGACCGTGACGCGGCGGACGCGGCCGAGAAGACGCAGACGTCTGCTGTGAAGCTGCTCGAGGCACTGCGCGACCAGGCTACCGAGCTGCGGTTGACCAGGGAGCTTGGGGACGACGCGGCCCAGGCGATCCGCGAGCTAGAAATTCAGGAACTGGCGGTCGCCGGCGCCTCAGCCGAAACCGTTACGGCCCTTAAAGAAGCCAATGCTGAGCTCGTCCGCCAGCAGGAATTGGCCGACGCCGCCGACCTGACGGCCGAGCGCGAGGCATTCGTCGAGTCGCTGCAGCAGGAGATCGCGCTACTCCGTCTAACAAACGAAGAGCGTGAGGTCCAAGAGGCGCTCATCCGTTCCAACGTGGCGGCCGGCACCGAGCAGGCCGATCAGATTCGTACCCTCATCGAGCAAATTCAGGAGCTGCGTGGTGAGCAGGAGGAGGCGTTCAGCTTCACAGAGACGATCGCTGAGGAGACCAGCCGCGCCATTCGCGGGGTCATTCGTGAGTCATTCACAGGTGACCTCGATGAGATTCAAGCGGAGTTTGCACAGTTCCTCTCGAACCTGGGGCAGGAGCTGCTGACCAGCCTCTTCCTCCAGCTGCTCACCGACACGTTCACGAACCTGGGCGGTGGCGGCGGCCCATTCGCGGGGGCGTTCGGCGCCCTGGGCCAGGCGCTCGGCGGCACGGGCCGGCAGTTCGGGGGCTTCGTTGACGCGGGTGAGCCGTTCATCGGGAACGAAGGCATCGGTCGACGGCCTGAGGTGTTCATCCCGCGTGAGGCGGGTAGAATCAGCCCTGTTGAGCAGCTTGGTAGTGAGCAGACTGTGATTATTGTCAACGAACAGGACCCGTCGGCCCTCATCTCTGCCCTCAACACACGACAAGGGGCCCGCGTGCAGCGCAACTTTGTGCAGTCCAATCGTCGCCAAATTCAACGTGAGCTCGGAGTCCGATAACCATGGCCCATGAGGTGCTGTTCTCGCCCAACTACAACGGCTTTGTGCGCCTGGTCCGCGCCTTCTTGAAAGACGCGCCGCGTGTGGTACGATCCGATCACCGTGACATCAACAATCTTGGTGTGGACTATACCCTGTCTGGGGGCGGTGCCCGACCAGCGGGCGACATCCTTCACATTGCCCCGGAGACGGACGCGCTGCTCGGCACCTATCGCTCGACATGTGTGCAGGCAGGTGGGCTCAATAGCTACGGCACGGCGGTGACCCCGACGGTGACGTTTACGGCCGCCAGCCGGACCATCGTGCGCGATACAGGCAGCTGGGCAACGGATGGCTTCGTGGCGGGCGAGTTGATTCGTGTGGTCTCAGGGCCAGTGAACGCGGGCAACATCGGGGTGTTTCGCGTTGCGTCGATCACCACCACGACGAATACCGACGATACGATTACGCTGAATGCCCTCGACACCAGCCTGGTGGACGAGGCCGCCGTTGCAATTACTGCCCGCCCACTGGGCGGCGGCGCCCTCTTCGACGTGCGCTACGACCCCGGCAGTGCCAACACGCACCTGGGCTGGCTGGCGTCGGAACAGGAGTTCATGGCGAAGGACGGCACCCTCTGGCAGTTCATGCGGAACGGCGGCAACTGGGCGGTCAACGACTTCGCTGAGTATGAGCTGGAGCTGGGCAACTTTAGCCTGTCAGAGGACCGGGCGGTTACCGCCACCGTCACCTTCAACGACAACTCACCATCGGCGGACTCAATCACGCGCAACGACTACAATGGCAACTTCGTGCGTGACGGCTTCGTAGCGGGGGCGGCGGTCGAGGTCACTGGGTCGGCGTCGAACGACGGGCGGTACCTCATTGACACTGTCACTGCCTCAACGATTACCTTGGACAGCGGGGTGGCGTTGACTGACGAGGGGCCGGTTGAGGTGACACTGGTTCCCCGCTTCCAAGTGGCGGTGGACTTTGCGTCAGGGGCGCGTACCATCACCCGGTCCGTGGGGTCGTGGGTCGACGACGGCTTCTTGGCCGGGGGCCGCATTGAGGTCCAGGACGCCGTGGACGCCGGGAACAACGGGCTGTTTCTGATTGACTCAGTGACCGCGACGGTCATTACACTCGACGCCACTGAGACGCTGGCGGACGAGACCGGGGACACGATCCACGCGACCCCACGCAACGTCAACCTCCGGGCGTGGACTGAGCACCGCTACCGCTGGTCTGCCACTAGCGGGGTGACTGGGCCAGCCAGTCAGTCCCTGGACAGCGGTGAGCTGCCGCCGGTACCGGACGCCGACGGCAACTACACCTCTGAGTGGGTGGGCATCGGTCCAGGCAATGACCCGGTCAACAACCCACAGACAATCTACATCGGCTTTCAGACCCAGTTTACGGGAACGTCGAAGCAGAACGTGGAGGTGCGCGGGTTCGACATCGTGTCAGATTCACCCTTTGGCGGCCTGGGCAACGCCTCACCACCGGTGTATCTGTACCTCACGTTCTCACCCTCCATGGAGACATACATGCGGGGCGACGGCGAGATGGTGGCAGGCTTCGTCGATGTCAACACGGCGGTGGCCGAGTGGTTTTACGCGGGGTTCATCGATGTGCATGCCACGTCCGTCTCCCACCCGCGCCCCATCTACGTTGGTGGGGCGGGCTATGAGGCCGACGATACCAGGGCCAGCTCCGGTGCAAAGCTCGGGTTTTTCCCGTCACCAGTTATCGAAAACTCAGGCTCAGACCCGAAGCCAGGCAGTGCCTACTTTCGTTGGGTGGATGGAAACTGGGTTAACGTGGGCAACAACGGGGTGACGTCAGCCGGAGCGGAGTCGCAGTTAAATGATGCGGCGTTCCGATCTTTTACGTGGCCGTACCGGACCGAGACTGGCTTGGACCCCGACTGGTTCGGGGCAGACGGGGCGGCCATTACGCCGTCCTTTGGTACGATCAATCCTGATACGATCAACGGGGACTTTTCAGGGGTGCAGGCCAACCCCTCTCAGTACCTGCCGTTCGTAGCCGGGATGCGGCCGACCCCGACTACCGTGACCCCGGTGCCCGACCAGCGCTTTGGGCTGCTGCCGGTGGTGCTGTTGATGCGAAACCCCGCGCAGGCGATTGTGGGTGACCTGAGATCGGTGTTTCACGTCACTGGCACCGGCCAGGCCACGAAGAATCGCATCCTTGAGGAGGGGCGGGTGTACATTGTGGGCCAGAACCACGAAAAGACGAACGTGCAGGACTTTGCTGCCCTTGAGCTGAACTAGGAGATACCACAGTGCCCGTTATCGACATCCCCAGCACGAGCCTTGACAACGAGTCCGATGTCATCGACTGGCTGCGCAACGAGCTGGTGACGAACCACCACTTTACTGAGCGGCGCAATACCGGCACGATCGGCGCCAACGACAAGGAGGTGTGGATAGAGCGGGACGCCGCCGACACGTTTCACGGGGACCGGGGCCTGGTCTTTGGGATGAGGAAGTTCGGGTCGTCAGAGACGGGTGGCACCTTCGAGCACGCCATGACGTACCTGGACTGGGCTACGGCATCTAATGCTGGGGCCAACGCCTGGGACGACATCGACGGGGTGCACACGAAGGAGGTCAACGCCTCGACGGCCTCGACGTTTCCTTGCCGCATGAACCGCTTTACTCAGGGCAGCCCGTACGTCCGGGGCCGCCTCATCACCAGCCCCGACTCGGACTCTGCCAGCCCCACGGCACCGCTCTACTTCTATGTTGTGATTGAAGTAGAGACTGGATTCTTCCGCTCCTTCGGCTTCGGCGAGGTCGTGAAGCTCGTGCCGTTCACTGGCGGGATGTTTGAGCTGACGACGCATTGGGAGCCTTCTGAGAGCGTTGATAGTTCAACTCAGCTGTTTGGTGTCGGCACCCTTTCAACGATTCTAGAAACATTTATTTCATCCCGCTACCCGGGCGGAGTGTGGTCAGAGGACTGGCAGGGCATCAGCCTTGCTAACCTGGCGACACAGGCCAACAACGGTTGGATGACGTTAGGTGGTGGATCAGACAGCTCACCGGGCTGGCCCATTGCCACGCTGCACCCTGGTGGTACATTGGCCTTTCTCATTGGGTACTCACCGTCTGGCTTTTCGTTAGTTTCGCAGCGCTGGCCCCAGCTGCTCTATGGCCCCCTTGGAGAGAGCACCGGCACGTCGCCAGGGTACGAAGGGCACGCCCCCATGGCGATCATCCCCGATGTCTTTCTAGCGGAGATCAGCTCGGTGGACGCCTACTCTGTCTTCCAGGACCAGTTCGGTGAGAAGTTCATGGTGGTGCCCTACCACACCAAGACTGGTGAGGGCCAGGACTCGTCTGAGAAGTGGGGCTTTCTTATCCGGAACCCAGACCTTGTGGTGACCTAAGTGGCAGACACCATCGGCATCCGGCTGGACACCCCTGAGGCCAGCAACCAGAAGTACTTCCTTCGTGACGGCACGGTGCCGCCGACGTTCGAGACCCCCGTGCCGGGCTTTGAGGAGCAGGAACGACTGGAGCGCCGTGGCAACGGAGGCGGTGACATCGCGGCGGCATCGCGGGTCAGCACACAGCCAGCGGAGACAGGGTACGACAACCTAGGCATTCGCCTGGGCGGCTTTTATGAGCTGTTCTGGCGGGACCGCCTGCACATCATCCCGCGCCGCTTTCAGGCAGGCAATGTCCTGTCAGACACGCAGGCGGAGTTTGAGGTCTATAACGCCGGGACGCGGTTCCTGGATATTCGCCAGGTGCTCAGCATCTCCGACCTATCGGCGGAGGGAATAAACATCACGGTTGGGCTGACCGGGGTCCCTTACACCTTAGGCCTCGGGGAGACGGAGCCGTACACGTACATCATCAGCATCGCGGGGCCGCCGAACATCGACACCGCGTACGAGTTCCAGTTCTCGGGTGGCTTCGCCCTCGCCCACGACATCACCGGTCAGCGGGTCATTGTGTTTAACTTCCAGCCACAGGAGTCACTGCGGGAGCGGTGGGGGTGGCAGACGGACCTAATCAAGCACGCGGACGGCACCGAGCAGCGCAACGCAAGCCGCGACTTGCCCCGTCAGCAGCTGGCGCACACCTTCCTGTTTGGGGACGAGGCCCGGAACCGACGACTGGAGAACCTGCTCTACGGACGGACCGGGTCGGTCTTCGGGCTGCCGCTGTGGCGTGACTTCGTGTTGTTGACCGCATCCGCGTCGGCCGGGGCCACCACGTTGAACGTGACGTCCACTGACGACCGCGAGTTTTTTGTTGGTCAGAACGTCGTGCTGCGGGACCGCGGCACCGAGGCCTTTGAGGTGGGTCTGGTCACTGGGCTGACCAGCACGACCATCGATGTAGAGCAGCCGCTGGTCAACCAGTGGGACCCCGACACTACTGAGGTCATGCCCATCAAGCTGGCGCGGGTGCAGGGCAACTACCCACAGCGGCTCTGGGCGGTCAACGCGGCGGAGGTCAGCCTCCTGTTCAACGTGCTCGAGAACCACGACCCAGGAGACCAAGGTGGGTTCACGACCTACCAGGGTGACCCAGTCTACGAGGACCAGCTGCTGTTGGCCCGTCAGACCTACGACCGCACCTACGAGCACGGACTGAAGGACCTGGGGCTCAGCAACACCGGTGCGCAGTTCCAAGAAACGATTCGCGACTTTCCTGACGTGGCGGGCACCATCCACCTTGCCGAGTTCACTAACCGCGCTGAGTTCAACCGCCTTCGCGGGTTCATGGGAGCCAGGCGGGGGCGTCAGCGTCGGTTCTGGTCCGCTACCAGGCGCGCTGACTTCACCCCCTCTGGGGTGGCAGCAGCGGGCAGCACCACGGTCAATGCCGTGCTCAACAACTACGCGGAGTCGGTGTTCCCTGGCGGGGCGCGGCGGCACATCGAGGTCCAGTACGCCGATGGTACCGTCGACCGGCGCGAGATCACCGGTGCCGTCGTGGCCTCTGGCCTTGAGGAGCTGGTACTAAACGCTGGCATCAGCCAGGAGTGGTCAGCAGCAAACGTGGTTCAGGTAAGCTACTTGCTGAGGTATCGGTTGGACATTGATGAGCTTGAGTTCGTCCACGAGTGGGACTTCAACGGGTTTCTGCGCTTCACTATTCGTGAGATCAAGGCATGACATTCGAGTCGCAAGAGGAGTCAATCCAGTCAGCGCGGCCCGTTGAGTTGTACGAGGTAGTCGTGGGCAACACCACGTTTCGCTTTACGAACTCAGAGCGGGCCATCTCGTTTTCTGGCCAGACGTTCCAACCAGTGCCGGCCGACCGCACTCAGCCCACGGTCAACCAGGACGAGCCAGGGGCGGAGGTCGAGCTGCGGCTGCCTACTAACCACCCCACGACTCAGGCCCTGACCCTGCTGTTCGTGCCCCGTGCCCCGGAGGCGGGGGACACCAGGGTGCGCATGTGGAAGACCCATCAAGGGGACCCGGATAGTGAGTTTCAGCTGTTCTACGTCGGCTTTGTGGTGTCGGCCAACTACGACAACGGTGGCTTGGTCACTGAGTTCAAGTGCCAAAGCCTCGGGGCCCTGTTTACGCTTCAGGGGCCACGAAAGACCTGGGGTACGCAGTGCAACCACGAGCTTTACGACAGTGAGTGCCGGTTGGAGGCCGCTGACTTTACGTCGGTCGGCACGGTCAGCGCCGTGGCGGCGGACGGGGTGACCTATACCGTTTCAGGTGTCCCTTCGCCTACGGTGCGCTTCAACGCCGGTGAGTTTCGTAAGCAGGGGACCCTGGCCACCCGCCTGATTGTGGGCTACACCGCCCCTGACACCTTTGTGCTACAGTACCCCGCACCTGAGATTCAAGTAGGTGATACCGTGGAGGTCATCGAGGGCTGCGAGCACAACCTGACTGACTGCCAAGCCTTTCCGAACGCGGCCGAGGCGTCAGGCACGAACGTGGAAAACTACGGCGCCTCCCCCTTCACCCCGCCGCTGAACCTCTTTACGAAGGGAGGCGACGCCCTCTAATGCCGTTCAACTTTCTAGCACAGCTGGCCATCGCCGCCGTCTTCTTCGTGGTCGGTGAGCTCATCCGACCGAAGCCGGACTTCGAGGATGCCGAGGCTACCCCGTTCGAACAGGCGCGGCTGCCCCAGGTCAACCCAG